GAATCTTGCTGGCACTCATGCCTTCGGCACCTTCGCTGTCAGGATCTCTCTCTAGACTTACTCCAGCCAGCTTGTGCATTTCCTTGGCATTGGGCACACGGATGCTTTTGAAATTATAAAAGTCTGGATGTCCATTGTACTTGTGCAGAGTGTCGTGATATTCCTGTACCCGATCCGAACCAGCCACCATGACCAGATGCTGATAGCCTTGCTGATGCAGACGCTTGGCCTGATGCAAGAAGCTAGGGGTTTCTTTGCTGGTAGCTGTTACTTTGACCTTGGGAAAGGCTCGTTTGACATGCTTGAGCTTTTGATCAACACTCAGGGGATTTTTCTTGGGATCGTGACTATGAGTGATGCTGAGTTCATAGTCAGCATTGAGCCTTTGGGCTAGCTTCTGACCGGCTTCGACCATTTTCTGATGGCCTACGGAGGCGGGATTCATGCGACCATGACTGAACACTACGGTGTCGCGCTTGCCTTCGGTAATGAAAGTCTTAAATTCCATGGTGGTCCATTTCAATATAACCGATTATTTATATCTAATAAATTTCACGCCATTGAATAGCAGCTCCAACATTGGTCGAACTGCTTGTCAAGTTCTTAACAACTATACAAAATACTTCGGAGTTTGAACTATCAAAATTCTGTACAATATAGTTTTTCTTAGCTGATGAGGGTTGGTTAGCTGCTGGTGCTCCCCCGGTCTTTTGACTACCTTGCGTAGCGGCCGCTACGAAGCCTCCATCTATTTCTTCACCATCAGTAAATGCAGTGAGATCTATGTTGTATTCTATGCCTGAATTAGTGTTTACAGCAGTCCAGGCCTGAGCATTGGCTGTTAGATTGGCCACTGAAGGCAACTTAACTAGATACCAGGTTATATTTTGGCCATCACTAAAAACATTGATAGCACCCATGCGAGCAATCATGCGATTCTTATAGGTTCTAAAAGTATTTTTTAGGCGTATAGCCATAAGCGGTTTGGTAGCATTTGCTGTTAATGCTATGAGATTGGCTGTATGTACTGCCCAGTCTTGACCGGCCTCTACATAACCTCCTTCGGACATTACAGTCGAACAAATCTGATCCATGAAAGCACCACCAGTAGTGCCTGTATTTTTTATTTCACATCTAACTGGCAGATTGGGAGTGCTCATATATACATTGGCTAGAACATTACTATTATGAAAAGTATGAGCATAAACAAATTCATTTTCATGCACAAAACCACATCTAACACTGCCTACACCTAACCATTGAAAATCGAAATTTGTTAGTTGTGTTTTTGTTATGTCTAGATTGAATTTACTAAATCCATTACCATCACAATGATCTTCGTTCCAATCAGACTGAACCACTCTGCGTTCCGATACTGAACCACCTACAAAACTTCTAAGTACAAAATATAAATTTCCATCGCCAGTCTGTTCAAGAAATACACCATTTTCATCGTCATAGTACCCAGTACGTTTGGTCACATTGGCAGTGGCTTCATGAAAATTAAAACTGCTTAGTACTATCTGCGACTTACCAGGCATGTAATGATGATAAAATTTAGTCTGATGAACTACTCTAGCATTGGCATGGTTATTTGTGGTTAATCTAGCAGCTGCTGCATGAGCTATAAAGGTTACGTTACCTCCATTTTCTATGTTGTCAATAAAATTGGGATCTAGACCATAAAGATGTTTATAGTCGCCAAGTGTAAAGGGTTCTGATACTCTAGCTCTACCAAAAGCATCTAGATTTATAACAGGCTCATTAAACAAATATGTCATACAATTCTCCAACCGTTTCTGTAAAGTAACTGTACAGCACCGTTACTTATTCTTAGTATAAAACCGCCTATGTCATTATCAACAGTACCAATAACTGTAATGGGATTGTGTTTGGCATTTCCTGACTCATCTTTAATAATGTATTCAGTGCCATTGTTAACAACTGTTGGTAATACAATGGTTACAGGGTTGTTATAATTAACACCTATGTAATAATCTTTAGTAGTTATTTCATAATATGAGTTAGTTATAAGTTTAGTTGCTCTATCTAGTGTTTGAGCACTGCCTGCACCGCCGCCTGGCCCTGCCAGGCTAATCTTGCCTAGCCATTGTTCCAGATATTTTAACTTGCGAGTAATGGATACTAGGTCTGCAGGAACGGTCTGCGGATCAGGTTGCTGGAAACTATCTTTCTTGACGCTTTGTGTTATACTCTGGGCTACGAGATCGGTAAGGCTTTGTTCGGCAACGGGTTGGGCGGTGGGGGAGGTGGGTTCGGATATTTCTTGGGGCGTCGCCGTATCCAGGTCATGTTCGTCCTCCGCTGTTGATTCAGATAGAAAATATTCTAGTTCTTCAAGACTGGGTGGCTGTGGAAATTCTGCAGGCAGTTCTTGCACTAGAGTTTCCACTAATTGTTGTTTGGTGGCGGCAATGGCTTGCTGTAAATCCTGCATGATACTCAGGCGAGCATTTTCCTTGATTTCAGCCTGGAATGCTGCATAGCCTTCGACCTCAGCCACCAGTTGGGCATCGGGTTCCTGCCCCAGAGCTCGAGCCAGAGCTATGAGCTTGGCCTTTTGTTCTATGTCACTTTTTATCATTTTGGTCATCGACAGGTTTAGACACCGTGCCTACAATGATGCTGTCGGCATGAAGTATCATAAGGATTTTATGGACTTTAATGTACTACGTTGTCGTGGATTCTTAAAATAATCACTGCGTGGATCGACATTCTGACCGGGTGTCATGCGAACCATGTAGTTGGTTCCGGTCGCAGTGCCCCAATCAAATCTGTTGGGATTTTCATAGTCTTCACGTATACGCTCACGATTCTTGCGGGCGAATTCCTGTCTGTCGACCAGTTTGAGCGGCGTATTGTTGATGACCAGGACATGTCCTTCGGGATTGGTGGGCTTGCCGTCTATGGTGTGTTTAAAGTCATAGTCCGCAGCATTCAGTGGGCCCATGATGGCATGCTTGGCCTGTTGTAAATGATGATGCATGTCAAAGTATCGTTGCCAGTTGTCCTTGTGTGATTCCAGATGAGCCAGACTTTGAGCCATCTTGGCACGAGCTCCTTCTACACCCTTGGCACTCTTTAGGCTGTCTACCTTCTGCTGTAGCTTACCTTCCACATGATTTCTAAGACCCTCATAGCTCATGCGATGTCCCTGATCGGACATCTTGTTGGTATAGGTACTGAGGTGACCGGCATCGGCACTGTCTAAATGACTAAAATCATGGTCCTGGTGCAGTTTGGCTGCAGCCTGCAGATGTTCACGAACCTTTTTCTGAGCATCGGGCGGATAATGCACCTTGGCAAGTTCTAGTCTATGATCTATGACATGCACATCTGGGTGGTGGTCAATGTCGCCGGTATCGGTATTGTATTCTACCTTGGGATCTGATATGCTGCCTGTATAGGCCGTATGCAGAGCAACGCCTACCTTGGCCTTGTCAACCTTTCGACCTTCGGCAGAATGTCTGTCCACACTATAGTTTATGGTGTTGGGTTTGAAGTGATGATGGCTGCGATCACTGGCTATGTCATTGTCGGCCTTGGTATGCGAATACATCATGTCGCCCTGCATGATCTTATGATGGGGCGCTATCTTGGGCAGATGTTGTAGAGCAGTTTTAAGCTTCTTGACCAGACCCGGAGCATGACCATGGTTACGCTCTATGTCGGCATCTGTATAGTTTACCTTGGCATCTTTGTTGAACAGTGACTTAGTACTAACAAAGAAACGATGGGTATCAGGGTGATAGCCAAAAGTAACACTAGGACTTCCGTCGTACTTCGTTGTGAGTCCGTAGCTGGCTTCGTTCCTTTGACCGCGCATAGCCCCATGCAATAGGCTAAGACTGCGATGTACGTGGTTGAAACCTTCGTCACCAAATCTGAGAAAATCTTCGGCATGGTCTATGTGCTTGAGAACTTTGTTGGTCTCGGCCATGTTGGCCGCTTCGGAAATATAACCTATGAGACTGCGCATGTTTGTCCTATTACCTAAAGGCCAAGAGAATGGGATCTTTTTTGAGCCGGGCAGTGTCAACATCGGAATTGCTGCCCGGTCTCAGGGGTGCTATGTTGTACGGTGATGCCTGGACACCATAGAACTGCAGGGTCATGACAAACTGATAGTCGCCTCCGCCCTTGTACTGACAACGAACTCTGATCTTACACTTGGCCGATGTATTGAACTGTGGTATGGCTTCTAGCTTGGCTGCTCTGAGCTTGGCATTGAGCCCCAGAGGGTCGCTGTTGTTCAGCAAATAAAATCCATGACTACCAACATTGATGTAGTAGGTCTTCTTGGAATTATAGTAATCGCTTACGGCTTTGCCACCAACTTCTAAATGTACTTCGTTGGGTCCACCGAACTGCTTGAGATCGTATTCGTAGGCTTTCTTTTTGTCGGTAAAGCCCGGAGCCAGTATCTTTTTGCCTCGGGCATCGTTCTGCAGAGCCGGAACTTTGCCACGCCAGTTACGACCTGCATTGCCTGACTTGTTCATTTCGGTCAGGAGCTTGGCCTTGGTGGCTAGGCCGTACATGAAAGCCTTTTCGGGATCACCACTAAAATCACCAAAGCTCCAGCTACCATCATAGTATTTCATGACCAGGCTGCCTGCTGCTGTGGGTTGATTCTTGAGTTCACAGCCTGTTGATTTTCCTGCGGCATTTTTAAGGGTAAGATCGGGCCTATCATGCGAAGCACCTGCGACGCCGCCAGTGCTTATGTCATAGGCTGCTAGAGCCTCATAGGCCTTGCGTTCGTAGATAAAACCTTCTTGTGCCATGTGGTTCCCTTTTGGGAATATTTATGGCTAGAAAACAAACAAGAAAAAACCCGCCGAAGCGGGTTGGTTAGACGCTCGAAGTCTTAACCAAAAACTCGTGAACCTGATTCACGGAAAGCAGCAGCCACCATGGCACGGCTAGGCGTACCTAGACGATAGGCAGTCTTGCCATTCTTGGTGGTGTTGTTGTAGATGGCATAACCTTCGCTGCGCAGGTCATGAATGCGAGCACGAATGGTTGCTTCGGTGCTGCGAGTCAACCCCTTGAGTTGACCTGCAGTAAATTGACGACCGCTCTTGAGTGCTTTCAATACAACGTTTTTAATCATAATAACTCCATGAAATACCGCAGCTTATGGTGCTGCGTAAACCAGCCTACGATGCTATATGACTCCGTAGGCAGAGTCAATACCGATTAATTATTGGACTTGACCCATGAACTTATGGTTTCGGCTGTGACTCGCAATCTTTGAAATTCAAAACTAGCAGCAGTTTCATTCAAAAATTCTGCGTCACAGTCATGATTCATGACCTGAGCTCGTGGAGCCAGATCCAGGTAAGCCTGAATATGGGCCGGATCGTCCCAACGGTTTCTAGTGGCTCTGACCACCATGAGCGGCGCACGCACACTCTTGACTCGCCCCGCTGGTGGCAGTCCATAGCAACAGGTCACACTCTTGATGCCAGGCATGTTTTCCTGAACCATCAATGCCAGCGTTCCACCGAAACCCATGCCAACCAGATGGCTAACACCAGTTCTGGTTATGACATCCGGTAAAATAACCGATGTAAGGTCTTCTAGACTCACGGAAAATAGTTTCTGTTCGGCTTCTTTGATGTTTGCAGGTTGCAACCCTTGCCAGTAATCCAGGGCCACGACCTGATGTTCGTGATTGGCCAAACGATCCGCAAGATTGCGGACGCTGGGCGTGCAACCCCACCAATCGTGAAGCAGTAGAATAGCAGGCCCAAAGGACCCGCTATTATAGCCCGTAATGTCTAGGCCTTGGTGTTGCGTGATTTTTGTGAGCGATCCCATGGTCTCAGCTTTCTTAGATATTCTCGGCCTACGAGGCCTTCTTCGATCTCTCTTAGGGCCAGCACCGATGCCTTGTCGTCGGTTACGAGGGTGCTTTTCTTGCCACGACGAAGTTCACGAGCGCGGGCAGCTGCAATGAGAACCATATCGAACTGATTTCCGATCTGTAGTGCTGCTTTTTGACTGGTAATTCGTGCCATGATGTCCTTTGTGTTGGCTTAAGGGGCGCAATTTTTCTGTCGTTTAAGAATAAGCGTAGTCTTCGGGTCTCCGCTATTCCCCCGGTCGTCCGTCTCCCGACGAAACGGCCTACTGTCTCCCGACGTTGGCCTTTTATTTATCAGGCCGCAACCAGGGCCTTGAGTTCTTCGATCATGAGATCGTCTTCGGCGTCAGGCTTGGGAAGCCGAACCTTCGGAGCCTTTACAGGCTTCGGAGTCTTGACCTTGGCGGTCTTGGGAGCTGGTGTAGTCCAGACAGTCTTGGCTCGTGGAGCCTTGCTTTTGAGTACATGATTGGTATTAGCATCTTCTAGGCAAGCCTTGAAATCAGGCACACTGGTAAATGCTTCCAAGGTCAACAGGTACGCAGGAATATCTTCGCGACTCATGGGCTCGGGTAGATCAACATACAGGATGTCGGTCTGTCCGGCTCGTTCCTGACGAGCAATGGTCTCGGCCACAGTGAGGGTTGAATAACGAGCTCGCAACTGACCTTTGTTGTTACGGGCTACACCAGCTACAAGAAATTTTTCATGTGTCATAATTAAGATCCTTCTCAAATTGGTAACATAATACTAGCAAATTTCGCCTGACGGGTCAAGCACTTCTTTCATAAACGGTACATCTCACAACATACCACTATTATAGCACCTTTGAATACCCGAGTCAAGCATAGGGGCTTTGGCTAAGTCATTGATAACTAAGAATAATCTGCATTGAGCTGTCCGAGCAGATATTTATGTACTCGTTGCCAGTCTTGGCTGTCCCAGACAACGCTCGGAGCTCGCATTTCAAAGGCTCTATTGGGTATGGTCCACCAGGTATCTACTTGTTGGGTGCCCAATGACGCCTTTAGTATGGCATTACACTGATCCAGGGCTCGATGCTTGTCAGTCATGCTGGCGCTCCCAGAAAGTAACGACCTATCATGGCCAGAGCATAGACCAAGGTACCCCAGATTGCAAATCCCACCAGATACTTTTCGAACCGGTTCTTGATGGCATACCAGGGAATGGTGTTGAAAGTAAAGACATCCTGAATCCAGAGTTGATCGTTGGCTACGTAGTTCTCCAGAGGAGGCTCATAGGCCGAACCAATTTTTACACGTTTGCCCAAAGGTATGGCTATGGGAACGATTTCGCCGTCACGTATGATATGTGCCATTACCAGCTCGCATGATAATAAAGGTCAACGGTTTTTTCGTCATAAAATTCTAATGCCTTCTTAACTATGTCGACAGTTGATTGAACATCATCATAATACCAGTCATCATATTCTTGACCGCCAAAAAAGAATCCTTGTTGAGTCGGCAATAATGATGCTGCTTTGGATCTATCTTCAAGCACCTGTTCACAGACAAGCAGCAAGCTTTCTAGATCCTTTTTAGTAGCATAATAATCACCACAGTCATCCACACCATTCTGAACATTGTCAACGAACCACTTGTGGATGTGGTTGGCTTTGCGCCAGTATCCTAATTCTACGGTTACACCTTGGACTTCGTAGTCATCGATGTCCAGCATCTTGGCAATATCTTTACGCTCTGGACCGTTGTAGTCCAGGTATACTTTGCCCTTCAAATACATGTCCAAACCCATGATATACTCCTAGATGATTTTCTTGTCACGCACACCATTTTCAAACATCGACCACAACTTATTAAATTTTAATTCATACAGAGTTTCAAGTCCAAGCAAAGCATTGGCAATTTGATCCTCAGTCAGTGCAGGACTAGAATCGCAAACGCCTTCGAATACAGTCTTGATGTCTTTGGTAACATTCCAGCATTCTAGTAATTGCTGTTCAAAATCAAAACGATTAAAATTCATTTTAGCTTCCATGATATAGTACCAGATATTCTGCGTTGTTAGTTTTGGTATGAGTCTTGTAGACCATCTGTTCACCGTCCCAACCATCCTGGTCCTGACGAGGATCGTTTTCGGTCAAATGGACATAGGTTCTGTAATCATTGGTTTTTGTATTGGTGACTCGAACTTCTCGGGGGAATGCACCGTCATGCTGACAAATTAACTGATTCAGATTCTTTTGCCACTTGCACTGGTCCAAAGTTAAAACCAATTCTTCTTGCTTGGGAAGACTGCCACCACCGCCACCACCTACTGCATGGGTGATATAACTTCCCTTTTTGAATATAATTTGCATGTCAAATTCCTAGTTTTGCTTTCACAGCAGTTGAATGCCGACAATAACGATGAAACTGAAAGCCCACACAATCGCAGCTGACTCGACCAGCATGCACAGTTACTTCATAGCTCTTGCCCTTGCTCTTGCTGGTCACTCGAAATACTCGAATGCCTACATCGACTTCGGGCTGAACGAAGCCAACAATAACGCTTTGGTGAATGTGGCTGACTGGATGTTCTGGATTACCAGTATTGACGCTTACATAGTTTTTGTCAAGCCAGTGTGGCGTTTGTACGACAACACCCCTATAGGTGTGCCGATCAAAATCTCGACCCAGGACAATGCTAGGGCGCTGAGTCTGAATTTCTACCTGAGATCCAATTTGATATGCCATAATTTCCTCATGCAATGATGCTATTATGGCAGATTTTGACGTTTTTGTCAAGCAGTATTTTGTGCTTGTCCTTCAATGACTTACATGATTACTCATCATCTTCTGCGATCCGTTTCATCTTTGTATGCAGCAAGTGCTCATCCACCAGTTTTTCCCTTACGCAGAAATCCAGGGCATCTTGTACGCCCTGCCCCAACCCTTTGAAGTAACAGGCTACACAGGCAAGCAACAGCAGAACGATTTGTACTAGGTCCATCCAGTTCATTGGTGATCCTCGCTCCAGAGCCAGGCTGGAGTCTTGAAGTAGGCATAAAGTTTATGCTGGTTTAAAAAATGAGCCAGGAGCCCGGGTTCTAGGCCATAGGCTTCGATTTCCCAGGGCTGGTCCCAGTATTTGAGATGACTGTAATCCTCGCCTTTCCAGAGAGTGACCATGCGACGTTTGATGTATCTGTCTCGCATTTCACCATAGGCAAACTGCTTGGCATGCACCATTTCATGAGCTAGAGTGGCCATGATGTTGAGCTTGTTGCGTTGTCTGGCCAGGTCTATTTCAAATTCACGAGGTTTGTAGAGATCAAGCGATCCACACAGACCATTGTAGCCCAACTTTTCATGTATGTGAATATGAAAAACCAGATTGGGCAACATCTGGCGTTTGAACAAACGCCGGGCATAGGTATCGCAGGCAAGTTTTAGAATGGACGTGAACTTTCGATCACGTGCATTCCTAACATAAACCTTCATTAGTCCGTAAACTTTTCGGGTTCTTGGCCGTATTCTTGAATGAGATTCACCTGGGGGCGAACGTTGGCATCATGATGTTCGTATTCAGCCAAAACTTTTTTGGCTTCGCTTAGGGCCTGATCTACCTGAGCCTGACGTGTCTTGGGATCGAATAACATGATTACTCCTAGATTTTTATGGAACTGAAGTCACGAAGCTTATTAAACGTTTTCTTCATGGTTAGGCTGTCAATTTGCTCGGGGTCTAGTTTTATGCCTGAATTGCTAATGCTTTGCTGGGCATTGTTTTCTAGATCATAGAGTCGCATCTTGGCTCGGTCTATGCCAACAACAAACTTCTTGTTGATGGTGGGATCATTGTATCTATTTTTCAACTGCTTGACCAATATCTGGTTCAGGGCTTCGAGATCTTCGGTGCTGATCAGGGCAAACATGAAGTCTACTGTGGCTGGCAGACCAAAACTCTCGCTGGTGTCTGTGAGTTCAACTTCGGTATTGCCATAGCCACTGCGTGTTGTCTGAGTAGCGCTTAGTATGGGTACGTCGTGTTCTACGGCCATGCCACGCAGCTCTTCGGCAATGCTCTTGATCAGGGTATAACTGTTGATGTTGGCTCCGGCCTTGAACCTCGAGCTCGCACAGATATTTAGGTAGTCTATGACAATTAAGTCAGGTCTAAAGTTGCGCTTGAGCTGTAGTTCTTTGAGCAGACTCTTGAAGTGACCGGTATGTGCACCTGCAGTTGGATACTCTTTGATGATGAGTCGGCCCTGTGTCTTTTCTGTGATCTTGGCAACACGATTGTCAAAGATGGGCCTGGGCAGATCCTTGAGCTGGTCCATGGTGATATTCATCAAATTGGCATCAATGCGTTCTGCGATGCGCTCTTCGGCCATCTCCATGGTAATGTACAGGACATTCTTGCCCTGTGTAAGGGTGCTGGCTGCGACGTGACACATGAACAAACTTTTACCAACACCCGTCCCTGCCAAGGCTACATTGAGAGTCTTGTTGGGCATGCCACCATTGGTAATTTTATTGAACAGATCCAAATCAAATGGAATGCGATTTTCTACCTTGTGATAGAAGTCATAGCGAATGGCTGCATCTTCCAGATAGTCATGCCCTACACGATTGTCGAATCCAACGCTTAGAGCTTCTTGCAATAGGCTGGGTATGGCATCCTGATTGTGTTCACGATCCTTGCCATCAATGATGCCGATGCTCTTTAGTATGGCATTGTACACGGCTCGATCCTTGCAGAACTTTTCGGTCTCGGCCATGAGCCAGT